TTCCAGTCTTAACAGACCCCAAAGGGTCAATCTGGCCTGCGTTCCCTAACTTAACGTCAACGGTGAGGGAGGGTGCTGCTTAGTGCCCCCCCTCCAAGAATCTCATCATCCAGTCCTCCAGGGACGTACCTCCTTCGAGGTCGTCATCATCCCGGGAGCCTGAACAATGGCGCGGTGGGTCGTAAAGACTCAGGATAGACCTGTTGGTAAAGGTCTGAATCTCCCCGAAATTGATCTCCAGGTCCAACAAACCCTGGTTGGGGTTCTCCGTCCACTCCTCCGAAAAGAAGTCGATGGGGACTGGAACTCGATGCTCGGCTCTCAGCCGTTCAAAGAATTGGTTCGCCTCCCAGGCAACCCGATCTCCGGGATTATCCTGCATTTCTCGTATTGTGCGCAGAAGGTTATCTAGTCTTCTGGGTCGATAGGAGTGTCCCCCGAGTACGGGACCTCTTGGTGTTCTCATGGCCGGTATCACCCGACGCTGTGGCTCCGAGGGGAAAAGGTTCATCTCCTCCCAGTCGTAGTCGACACCCGACCAGTCCCTCTGTTTTTTTAGGGGGACCCCCTCGAGGCATTTCCCAATACTCATAGGATTTAGAGCAGAGGTATGTGCAAGGGTATACGCACGTTGGTGGCATTTATTCCACTTCCGGAGGAATCTCAAGTAGTCTTGTTCAGGGTGGTCCGCCTTAACCAAAAGGTGGAGGTGACCCCACAACAGATCTGAAGTGATCGGGCAAGCTCGGTCACTATCAGTCTCGCACCATGGTAGTGCTAGACTATCCGCGATCTCATTTTCCATCCGGAACGCCGCCTCGCAAAAGGCCGGGAGAGGATTTCGTAACCAATGAAGGAGTTGAGCCGATTTTTTTGACTCAAGTGTTCCCCTCTTGTAGAAGGCAGCTAATCTACGCTGTCCATCAGTTATCCCCCCGTTTTCTAGTTCCTTCCTGCGTTTTTGGGAAGGGACCGGGAGCCCCAAACCGCCAAGGGACTCATGTACAAACCACGATACCCCTTTTGGGATCTGGGCAAGTACTTCGGCATTTACACGGAGGAATTCTGACATCAGGCGGTCAGCCTGCTCTGGTTCCTCGAATTCTATCAAAGCCTCGGCCCTGCCCCGAAGGGTGGAACCGGTGAGATAGATTTCGGACCGTTCTCGAAACGGATCCGTGCGGCGGCCCTCCTTATCCTCTCGACAATCAAACAGGAGGTTGGATTTGATCGTCGGCACTCCCCGAATCTCAGGGGTGTCAGTGGTGTCCCAAAGAGACGAGATCTCATAGGTCTTGGAATTAAGGATGGCATACTTCCGGCTGATAAAGTTCTTCCCCACGGAGGGGCTCAGTCCGGCCAGTGTGCAACAATCCATCCAGAACTGATAAGCGTCCTGGGGTAAAGGGAAAAGGATGTCATCCCCGTTCACCCGAAGGGGGGGCCTACCATCTTTCCCCTCCAAGGGGATCACCCGGCCATAGGCCCTCTCCATCACACATCGGGTCACTGCTGCGTTAACTATGCAGAGGATAATGAAAGAGATAGGGGACCCCATTAGTTGTCCCCACACCTGTTCCAGAATCTCATGGCAAACGGGCTCGTCGTTCTCGTCGTAGACGGTCTCAACAAACTCATGGCCAACAAGTGCCCGAAGTAAGATGGAAAGGTCTCCGGTGGGGATGTCAAGCAGTCTACCAATCTCTAACATTGCCTCTTGGGAGAGGATAGGATTGAGATTATCCGTGGCAGCTGCATAATCACCGGAAACAACCTGGGAGTAAACTCCTGTCTGGCGAGCGAAGTGGAGGATATCTGAAATGTCATCTTCGACCATCGGTCTCTGGGAGAGCTCGAAGGCTGAGGTGGCACCAGCAAGATTCCACAACGTGTCATGGTAGGATTGCGCCACTTGGTAGGGCACAGCCTCACCCATCGTGATAACCCTGATTTTGAAGGGTTCCAGGACGGCATGACGTTTCGCACGGATCAGGGGTGTATACAAGCCCAAGGTTTGGCCATCAGGCCCAAGTGTCGCCTCGTTCCAGGGCTGGATGATTGCTTCCTTTACAGAAGCAGGGTCATCAGGGATCTGAACGTCTACGGTAACACCTTGGTGACGAAGACGATACGGGACAGCAGGAACAGGTTCTCGACCCTCGAGCAACTCTGCAAGTGCACCTCCCTCTTTGACCTTCGTCTGATAAGTGGCGTGAAGTGACGGCACCCGAGCTTTGAAGCATTTACCGACCTGTATCCTCGATTCTTTCGAGTCCCGGTCAAAAACCTTTTTCTCGGTGAATACCTCTTTATTCACGGCGGTGACAAACATCTCGCGGACGGTCCTTTTGACCTCACTCCGGAGAGTCTCCAACCCGAGGACCTTCCCGGTGCCAACATAGTCAATGTGGCGAACCGGGAGGGGGGTCTGGAGTGTCGTAAGGGCGGAAAGATTTTTATCCATCGCCCGCTCCACAAGATCCGACATCATCGGTGGAGCCGCTCGTTTACCATGGTAAATTGCCAGAGCGAAGGCAACATCCCGGCGTCCCTTTCGAGACGTGAAGCAAAGACGGCATTTATTTACCGCGAGCTTTCCGGCTGGGAACTTCTTATAGGGGGAGGTCAATTCAGACCACCCACAGGGTGGTGGTGGACGGGGATTGGAGACTACATCAGCCAGGAAACTGGCGGTAATCCACTTTAACCGTTCCTCCGCTACACCCATAAGGGCCCAATTGAAGAGAGTGTCCTGCATGCCGGGATTGTACCCGGTGCATTTACCCGTCTTCGGATGCTGGACAGGCTCGTTTCGTTCTTGAATACGAGGTTGGTCCAGAATGCGGAAGATCTTTTTGTAAACTTCCGTCATTCTCTCAGCAAAGAGCATCGACGACCGGAAGAGGCGCTCATAGGAGCGGGTCCAAAGTTGTTCAGGACTCACTTCTTGCCTCCGGGGGACCAGCTTAGGGCCGGTCTTGGTTCTGTGATTCACTAAAACCGTCTCAACGACGGGGAGGGTGGATTTGACGGACCGAGCACGAATGCCCAGTTTGGTTTCCGAAAACTCGTCATCAAGAGTGTACCCTAACGCTTTCGCGTCTAGGTAGCACTCCCTCTGAGTCTTCGTCCTGAAGATAAAGGGGTCACGCTCAGGTTTAGCAGCAATCTCTGGCCCTACGGCCGGAGAGGTAATCAAGGCAAACTTTGATAAGACGCACATTTCGCAAGATTTGTTCGCTCGGAGTTGACTTGACT